CGATACCCCAGTAATTACAGGCGGTCAAACTGTAAGAGGTAGCGTTGATAGTGGTAGTCAAATAAACGCGGCCGCATCTGAAGAGGTTGGCGCAGCTAGTACGGTAATGTCATGGAGTATACCCACATCAGGCGTAGGCAGATTACAATCAGGCGTACCTCTCAAAGGCGTTAGCGGGGGTGGTGGTGGCTTTCAAGCTGCATGGGCTATCAATTCAAATATTGTGATACAATAAACAAAACTTTAACGGGCTAGTAAAATGAAAAAGAATGTAGCATCACAATCAATAGGCGCTGAAATGATAACAGCAGCAGATGGCACGGCCTTTACTGGCTCGGTGTCTGTCTTGGTTACTAAGGATAACGGAACTCAAACGGCAGGCGGCGCAACAGCCCCAGCACATGAGGGTAACGGTTATCATAGTTATTCGCCGACACAGGCAGAAACTAATGCCGATCACATAGCTTTTACATTTACTGGTACTGGCGCAATACCAGTAACAATTCAATTATTTACTAGTTTCCCTCAAACTGTAGATAACGATACTAAAATATCATTAATTCCAACTACGGCAATGAGAGGGACAGATTCGGCAGCGCTGGCGACAAGCCTAGCTACAGTTGATTCAAATGTTGACGCTATCTTAATAGATACTAGCGACCTACAAACAAATCAAGGCGATTGGTTGACGGCTACAGGCTTTAACACCGTTGTACCTCCTTCAGTCGCACAATTTAATGCTAGAACAGTCGTTAGTTCCGATTACTTCCTGGTAACTGATTACACAGCACCAGATAATGCAGGAATCACACAAGCACAAGTTGATATAGCGGCGCTTAATGATATTTCAGTTAGTCAGATATTGACCACTCAAATGACAGAGAGTTACGCTGCTGATGGAATAGCGCCAACACTCGCACAAAGCTTATTCTTAACAATGCAAAACTTACAAGATTATACGTATGTAGGAACAGTCCAAACAGTTAAGAAATTAGACGGAAGTGCAACGGCAGCAACTTACACCTTAGATGATGCAGTTAACCCAACAAGCAAGACTAGAGCAACATAATGACTATCGCTAGATTAGTAACAAGGGGATTCGGCAACGGAACCCTGCTAGGTACGATTAAAGACTTGGTAACAATGGGTTATGATATATCGACTTTCATACCTCCAACAGTTCCAGTTAGTAACGGGCTAGTAGGTAATCAATCAACAGGCAATGGCATAGTGTCAAATCAATCAGCAAGCTCAAGTCTGACAGGTAGAGGAAGATTATAGATGGGTAATTTAAATTTCAATGAAATAGGACAGCCAATAAGAATTAATCTAGGTGAGGATATTAGTTTATCAACTCCTACTTTAATCTTATTGCCTGAAGTGGGTAATCAGAAAAACATAACTGTTGGCGTGACCATTCCTAATTCTGATGTAACGGTAGGTGATGAGACATTACTTGCTGGTGAGTATGTAGAATACTTCACGAAAGATAAAGACTTGGATTATGTAGGCAGATGGAAGTTTAAAGCTAAACTAGAGTTTTCATCAACGGATATTAGACAGACAGACTATCAAAAGTTTAGGGTGTTGTCATGAGTGATACAGGTAGACCAACAGACTATACAGAAGAGATTGCAAATAAGATTTGTGACTTGTTTGCTATGGGTAATTCAATGCGACAAGTGTGCCTTGAAGATGGCATGCCTGTACCATCAACAATCTATTTATGGTTAAGTAAACACAGAGAGTTCTCGGATAAGTACGTGTGCGCGAAAGCTGATGGACAAGAGTGTTTGGTTGATGAGTTATCAGAAATAGCCGACAAAGTATTAACTGGAGCTTACGAACCTAATCAAGCAAGAGTAGCGGCAGACATTAAGAAGTGGCACATCACAAAACTAGCTCCTAAAAAGTATGGTGACAAGCAATTCATCGAAACTAAAGATACCACGCAAGAAATAACCGATGAAGATCTGAACGCTAAGATTTTAGAGTTAATGGAAAAGCTCAAGTAATGCTTGCTGAAATGGCTAGAGCCGACAAAGTAAATCTTTTAGCTATGCTATCTGAAAAAGTTAGGCGCTCTGAGGTTTATCGTTATAAGAAAATGTACAACACTCTTTATGGTTGGCAGAAAGAATTTATAACGCTCACTAAAGAATTTGGCGCTGTTTGTTTATGTGCTGCTAACCGTATCGGTAAAACTTACACTGGAACTTACATAGATTCTATTCATTTGATGGGTGATTACCCTGAAGAGTGGAAAGGTCACAAATTTGATAAGCCTATACTTGCATGGTTACTCGGTTATTCAGGCGAGAAGACTAGAGATTTATTGCAGCAAGAATTATTCGGTCGTATATCTCAAGGAAAGCTTACTGGTGGGTTAATACCTCCTGAGTTAATAGTTGATTACAAGTCAATGTCCGGCACTTCTGGCGCATTACGTGAGGTAAGGGTTAAACACTCAAGCGGTGGAATTTCTACGTGTCAATTCTGGTCATACTCACAAGGGCAACATGCTTTAATGGGTGATAGTGTTGACTGGTATCATGTAGATGAAGAGCCAAGAGATCAAAGTATTTACCCTCAAATATTAACGCGTACTGCTACGGGAGACCAAGGCAAAGGCGGTAGAGGGATATTAACCTTTACCCCTGAAAATGGCCGTACTGAATTAGTTATTAAATTTATGGACGAACCAGGCAAGTCCCAATACTTCATGCAAAAAGGTTGGGATGATGCACCGCATTTATCAGAAGATATTAAAGAAAGTTTGCTAGATAGTTTTCCGGTCCATCAAAGGGATATGAGAACCAAGGGTACGCCAATGTTAGGGCATGGTCGCATTTATGACTTGTCAGAATCTTTTATAACTTGTGACTCTTTTGAAATACCTAAGCATTTTTATGTTATTAACGGTGTCGATTTTGGTTGGGATCATCCACAGTCACATGTGCAATTAGTGTGGGATAGAGACCAAGGTATATTCTATGTAACAAGGGCGTTAAAGATGCGCCAAACTTCACCGGCTGAAGCATGGGGAAGTGTTAAACAATGGGCTAAAGGCATACCGACTTCATGGCCTCTTGATGGATTGCAAACTGAAAAAGGTTCAGGCAAGCAACAGAAAGAATATTATGAGGAAGCAGGCTTTGAAATGCTATACGAGCGTGCAACATGGGAAGATGGCTCGAACGGTGTTGAAGCTGGTCTATATGAAATACGTGATTTGATGCGTAAAGGTAAGTTTAAAATATTCTCAGGCTTACGTGATGTATTCGACGAAATCCTTCAGTATCACCGAGATGATAAAGGTAAAATTGTAAAGGTACGTGATGATTTACTTGATGCGATTCGATACGCTTATATGATGAAACGTGAATCTATACCGTATGGTGATATAATGGGTGATAACTCAACAGAAATTAACTTTCAATCGGAGTGGTAATGGCTACCAATAAAGAGAAAATCCATACTCAAGCGGTCACACGTTTTGAGCGAGTAGAAAAGAAAGAGCGCCCTCAAAGGCGTTTAGCTGTTGAGGATATTAAATTCGCTCAAACTGAAGATGGGCAGTGGGATGAAGGCGCAAAAGAAAAGCGCAAGAATCGCCCACGGTTTACCATTAACAGAGTTGCCGGCGCTATCGATCAGCTTATTGGCGACCAACGACAAAATCGTACTGATATCAAAATCAGACCTGTTAGTGGTGGTGCTACTGAAGAAATAGCCAAGACTATGACCGGCATTATTCGTAATATTGAATCAGTCAGTAAAGCAAGTAACGCTTACGATATTGCATTCGATGAAGTGGTTAATGGTGGCTATGGTGGCTGGAGAGTCACAACAGAATTCAACGACGATGATTCATTCGAGCAGGATATTAAGATTAAAGCCTTGAATACTGCTACAACTTCACTATGGTTTGATGATGGCTCTAAAGAGTATGATCGTCGTGATGCTATGTGGGCATTTGTTACGGTTGATATGCCAAAGGAAGAACACAAGCGCCGCTTTCCTAAAAGCCCAATGTCGAGTTGGTCACAAGAAAAATTCAGTACTTCACAATGTCAATCATGGTTTGGTGAAAATACTGTACGTGTTGCTGAATACTGGGTTAAAACACCGGTAACTAGACAGCTAGCTTTATTATCTGATGGTCGAGTAATTGACGCAAAGGAAGAAAAAGACGTATTAGATGAATTAGCCGCGCAAAACATTACAGTTAAAAAGACTCGTTCGGTTAAATCGCACAAGGTTGAAATGTTCTTGCTTGATGGCTCTGGTATCTTAGAGGACGCTAAGGCATGGGCTGGTAAGTTTATCCCATTAATTCCTATGTACGGTCGTCAATCACATATTGAAGGTCAAACGTATACTCGCGGCATTGTACGTTTTGCCAAAGATGCTAACCGTATTTATAACTATGCGACGAGTTCAGCTATTGAAACAGCAGCGCTAACACCTAAAGATCCGATATGGATTACAGCAGCACAAGCGAAAGGACATGAAGCACAGTTAAGAAATTTTAATACTCGTAACGACCCGTTTATGATTTACAACGCTGACACTAAAACACCAGGCGCTCCACAAAGAGGAGGAGCACCAGCAGTGCAAACAGCTTTCCTTCAGCAGATTCAACAGGCTTCAATGGATTTATACCATGTCACCGGCATGCAACCTCCTTCAATTGGCGCTAACCCTGAGTTAAAATCAGGCAAGGCTATCATTGCTCAAGAAAAGCAAGGTGATAGAGGTTCATTTATCTTCACTGACAATTTGGTTAAGTCTCAAGAGTACACCGCCGAAATACTAGTCGATTTAATACCTCGCATTTATGACACTGCAAGACAGGTTCGTATCATGCAACAAGACGGTGAAACTGAAAGCGTAGATATCAACACAGTTAACCAAGAAGTTATCGACGAGCAAACCGGTAAACCTGTTTTAGTTAACGATTTATCTATGGGTAAATATGATGTGGTCGCAGAATCAGGACCAGCATTTGCAACACAGCGCCAAGAGTCAGCTAATCAAATTATTGAATTGATGACACAATCGCCAGAATTCGCGGCACTATCACTTGATTTAGTTGCTAAAGACTTGCCAATACTTGAATCTAAAGAGCTAACCAAGCGCGTTAGAAAGCAGATGATAGCTCAAGGCACTATTGAACCTACTGAGCAAGAGATTGAAGACTTAGGACTTAATGAGTCTCAACAACCTGATCCTCAGCAAGTAGCAATTACGACTAATATCGAAATGCAAACTGAGAAGATGATGAGTGACATTGAGAAGCAAGATGCTGAAACCTTGCAGATAGCAGTTAAAACACAGCAAGAAACAATCAAGAGTTATGAAACTATGATTAAAGCGTTTACTGAGCAGTTACAAGCTGGTATACCGCTAACATCAGCAGACCATAACATGAGAGTTAAGCAGCAAGATATTATCGAGGAAGGTCAACAAGCAATTGATGAAGGGCCAAACCGAGAGCAAGCAGCGAGTATTGTTCAAGGTGCCGTAACTCAAGAGCAAGCCATTGAAGGCGATACCGCTAGACGACCAGCAGTACAGCAGCCATCAGCTAGTATCGGTCAGAACAACATCTAAATAACATGGGAGTTTGACAAGCTCCCTTTATTTTACTATATTACTAAAACTAATTCGTGATTATAGGGTTTTATATGTATGTTGACCAAAAAGCAATTGCAAGGTGAGGTTTATTACGACAGAAATACAGGATATTTTTTTAGAATAAAGCCTAAGGGTAAGAATGTTAACTGCCCTTGCGGTAGCGTAGATAGGTTTGGTTATATATCAGTATCAATTAAAGGGAGGAACTACCCAGCGCACAAGCTAGTAATACTATACTGTTACGGATTCATGCCTTTAAAGGTGGTTGATCATTTAGATGGAAACAGAACAAACAACAAGGCGTCAAATTTAAGGGCGTGCTCACACTCTACAAACAGCAGGAATGCAACGTTAAGAAAGGACAATAAAACAGGGGTATCTGGTGCGTATGAATTGCCTTATGGGTTCTCCTTGGTTATAGGTGGGGTGTCACTTGGTACATATAAGGACATAAGAGATTTAAAGGTGGTGGCTGATGAGTATAGAAAGAATAACGGGTACGGTGATAATCACGGGGTAAAAAGAGGTCTTAGTATTTTCGACATGATTTCTGCATACAAGGTTGACGTTAAAAAATACAGAGATGGAGAGAAGTCGTATCCAGAAAATTTAAACAAGGTTAGAGGGTTTAGATCATGAATAACAAAGGCAGATGGAACAAAGAAAGACTAGCCGAACAATTAAAGTTCTTTGGTGCTAAGAAATTAGGCTTTATTAGTTGTTACGCTAAGAAGCCTAGAATACTAATGACTAACACTAAGAAAGCTGATGACATGCTTTTATCTATAGGTAGAAAGCAAGCTATATCTAGGCAGGCAGTCGTTGACGCTGGTCGAATGGCACTATATCAACAGCAAACGCAAATGGGTATGCAGAACTCACAGATGGGATATATGCAAATGGCAAACATGAACATGCAACAATCAGGTCTTGGTCAAGCGTTTTGTGGTGGTCTTGGTGACTTGGCTGGAATGAATGGATTAATTGGGAATATTGGAGGCAGGGCGCTATGAATAACACAGACAAACTACTGAGAGCTTTTATCGAGGCTAGTGGGTATGAGATTGAAGAAAACAGCGACCGCAAAGAATTGTATAAACTAGAGGATATTGATAGAGATGGTGACCCACACATGGGTGCCACACCTGAAAGTATTATCATAACCACTGATTACACAGTAACTAAGCGTGACTTTAAAAACAAACCAACACTACATAAAATCATTCGACAGTATGAAAAAGAAGGTATGACAGCAAGTGAAATGATTGGCCGTATAATGTTACATGAGGGTATTAGTAATGAAAACATATAAGTCAAGCGACCTAACACACAAGAGAGCAGAAGTATTAAAAGAGGCTAAAGCTAACGGTGTAATTATTCAAGAGTGTAATACTAACGGCGACGTAAGGTGTGAGTACCTATTGATAGCAAACAAACCACTGGTTAATAGTGGGCATTCAATTCAAATGGTTAAGGATATGACAGAAAGCTAAATAGACTAGCAAATACTACTTATCAAACCACTTTAACCGGTGGTTTTTTATTGCCAAAAATACACTATTAGTATTTCTCGCCATTATTTAGTATAATTGACCACGAGCTTACTTCATGCTTTTAAATGAAGGCTAAAATTCTTCCTTATAGGATGCGTATAAATGTCAGATGAAAAACAAGCTGCACTAGTAGATCCTTTAGATGCGTTTGTACAGGGTGATGATCAAGCCCAAGTAGAAGCAATCAAAGAAACTATACCCACGGAATCAGCCCCCGTAGACGACGCTAAGAAACCAGAAGCGACCGAAGCCGAAAAGCCGAAAGAAGATGGTTTTCAAAAGCGAATGAACAAGATAACCAAGAAGGCAGGCGACGCAGAAAGACGCGCTGATGATTTGCAAGAGCAGCTTGATAAGTTGCAAAGAAAACCTGAACTTACAGAGCCAACACTTGAAGGGCATGATTTTGATACTGATGCGTTTAACGATGCAAGAGTGGATTATAAAATTCAAGAAGGCGTAAAGGATGGCATTAAAGCAAATTCTCAGAATGCAATCAAAGAAAAGCAACAGCTTGACGCTAAACAGTCTTATGATTTATTTGTTGAGAGTGTAAAGGCGATAGATAGCGAAGGCATGACCAAGATTGATACTTTACCAGATCTGCAAAAAGATGTTATTGACGCAATCATGCAGGCACCTAATAGTGGGGAATTAGCTTTACACCTCACAAAGAATTTAGATGCGGCTGATAAATTGGCAGCGATGACCCCGAACGCGGCGATGATGGAGTTAGGACGTATTTCTGCACAAATGTCTATTAAACCCGAAATCAAAACAAGTGCAGCACCAGACCCGATAGAAACTCTTAATTCTGGGAGTGCTATAAATTCTGAGGTAGGCGATGAAATGCCTATTGCTGAATGGATGGCAAAGTTTGGGTAAGGTCTTAAAGGATAAATTATGAGTAACGCATTAATTACAACCAGCGTGATTACACGCTTCGCAGTTAAAGAGTTTTTAAACAACTTACAACTAGCGGCAAAAGTCGACCGTCAATTAGATAGTCAATTCCGTAAAGTAGGCGCATCAATTGATGTACGTCGCCCTGTTATGTTCACCTCTCAGGATGGTGCTACATTAGGTTCGGCTACAGATATCGAAGAAGTAGCGGCTACAGTAACCCTTGATAAGCGTAAGCATGTACACTTTGCTATCACTTCTCAAGATTTAACATTGAAAATTGAAGACTTCAACAGTCGATACATTCAACCAGCAATGGTCGAGTTAGCACAACAAGTTGAATCTGATATTGCCGATTCATACAAGCAAATCGGTAACTTTGTTGGTACTCCTGGCACAGCTCCTTCAACCTTCTTAGAGGTTGGCGCAGCGGCTAAGGTATTATCAAAACTTGGTACTCCAATGAATGTACGTTGGAATGCTTTTTATGATGAAGATGCTAGCCTTGCATTAGCTGATGGCCTTAAGTCTGTATTTCCTACTGAGATTGCACGTAAAGCAATTGAAGAGGCAGCTATCGGTCGTTACAGTAAGTTTATGTTATTTGAAAACCAATCACTTAAACTTCATACTGTTGGTATTGCAACTGGTACTCCGTTAGTTAATGGCGCAGCACAAGAAACAACTTATGCAGCAAGTGGTGCGGCATGGTCACAGTCTATCATTACTGATGGCTGGACTAACTCAACAACTGATATCTTATTGGCTGGTGATGTTATTACCTTTGCTGGCGTTAACTCTGTTAACCGTCGCACCCGTGTTGATACTGGTGATTTGCAAACGTTTGTTGTTACAGCCGATGCAACCTCAGGCGCTTCAACTGGTCCAGCTACATTGACCATTTCGCCGCCTATGATTATCAGTGGCCCATACCAGACAGTAACAGCAGCACCGGCAGATGGCGCGGCTATTGTTGTTAAAACTGGTGGTGGTGGTACAAGCCATAAACAGAATTTAGCTTTCCACCCGAATGCTATTACTCTTGCAATGGCTCCGTTAGACTTACCAAGCGAAGGCGCTTCAGCTAGTCGTGAAAGCTTTGATAACATTTCTATTCGAACTGTTACTCAATACGCTATCGGCACTGACACCACAACTTATCGTTTCGATATCTTGTACGGCGTTAAAGCTCAAAACCCTGATTTTGCGGTTCGTACAACTTCATAACTTAAAAGGTGATTAAAATGTCTAAAGAAATATTTCCAACATGGGTTTACCATGCAGAGCATGAAGCTAGAGTAGTTCAATCTGATGTAGCTGAAGAGCTTTACAAAGATGGATGGGAAGACTCACCAGCAAAATGCAAACCAAAAGAAAAGAAAAAGTAAGAGTTAAATAATTAAAAGGTCACTTAATCGGTGGCCTTTTTTATTTCTGCTCAATTAATGATATACTCACATAATAATCAAAAGGGCTAAATAATGGCGAAATCATTCGAACAGTGGATTTACCACAAGACCAAAGCACCAAAAGTAATTGATTCAGATGATTTTGAAGACCTAAAGGCTTTAGGTTGGTCAGATACACCAGCTGATTTTATTCTTATTGCTGATTTTGGTATTAATGGCGATGACCCTTCACAAGTTCAAGTATTAGGTGAAGCTATCCAAGGCGTTAAAGATGCAGCAAATGGCGCACTAAACATTGGCAGCATGAACAAAAAAGAGCTTGAAGATTATGCTTCAGAACACTTTAGCGTTGAATTAGATAGACGTAGAAGCGTAAAGAAACTACGCGAAGAAGTTAACCAACTAATTAAGGGCTAATCATGACCACCATGTTAGAAGTTGTTAATGATGCTTTTGAAGAAATCTCCGTAAAGGTTGCTGAACAAGCGCTTCAAAGTGATGAATTACAATCAGGTATTAGGCGATGTAATGACCTATTAACTAGTTGGGATGATATCGGTTACATCGTAGGTTATAACCCTGTATTTAACGGTGACGATGATTTAGGTATCGACGCAAGTACAGTAAGAGCAGTTAAAGCAAACTTAGCTGTTAAACTGGCCCCATCATTTCAAAAGCCTGTAACTTTAGATTTAAGGTTAGAGGCGAACGAGTCTTTAGACTTATTGATTAATGCCAACATATTCATTGGCAAAGTAGAATTTCCCGATACACTTCCTCTTGGTTCAGGCAATCAAGGTTGCGACTTTGATACTGATATGCGCTTTTTCAATAACAACAAAGACGAGAATTTCTGATTATGCCTAGAACTTCCGTACCAATACCATTAGGCTTTTATCAAGCCCAGAGTTCAACGTTATCAATTCAGCGTTGCATTAACTGGATACCCACAGTGATGGAGAAAGCTGCGTTAAATCCTAATGCACTTATACAACCTTCAGGTATTGAATTAAAAATACAAACTGGCTTAGGTGTTGGTCGTGGCGCTCATACAATGAAAGGCGTTCCCTACTTTGTTGTTGGTAACTTTTTAGTTTCAATGTCTGAAACTAACGTTATAACAAATCACGGAACAATATCAGGCAGTGTACGCGTATCAATGGCAGATAATGGCACTAACTTAGTTATTGTTGTACCTGGTGGTGACGCTTACGCATTCGATAACAGCACCAACGTATTAACCCAAATCACTGACCCAGACTTTCAAACCTCGGACACTGTTAAATTTTACCGTGGCTTTTTTAATTTTACCACTAGTGACGGTAAGCAATTATTCGTATCTAATTTAAATGCACCATTAACCTTTGACGCTTTAGACTTTGGTAGTGCAGAGGGTGACCCTGATAGAATAATCACTCAGGTAGTTGATCACGATCAGCTGTCAATTATCGGCAGTAAAACAACTGAGGTATTTCGTAATATTGGCGGCGCTGATTTTCCTTTGCAGATTATCCCTGGCGCATTTACAGAAAAAGGTGCTCACTCTAAATACGGGGCTATTAAATTTGACAATACTTATATGTTTATTGGTGGCGGTGAGAATGAATTAACGGCTATATGGCGACAAACGTCGAGCGCTTCATCCTCTAAAGTTTCGTCTGATGCCATAGATACCGAGATACAAAAATTTAACGAAGATGAAATAGCACAAGCTTTCACAATGACTTTCTCTAAAAAAGGTCAATTTTTCGCTGTATTCTCATTTAACTCGGGCAGGATACCCGGTAAAACATTTGTTTATAATGCTACTGCTTCAGCGCTTTCAGGCTCGTCAGTTTGGTTTGAGTTTCAAACAGGCGTAACTGATAACACTTGGCGCGTTAACTCAATCACCAAGGCTTACGGTCGCTTATATTGCGGCGATGCTATTGACGGGCGAATAGGTGAGATTGTAGACGACGTTTACACTGAATACGGTGAAACAGTCTTAAGGTCGGCAGCAACACAACCATTTTCTGCTGATGATGTTGATATCTTTGCTGGAGAAATAGAAGCTACCTTTCAAGCCGGTGTTGGCTTGACTGTTGGTCAAGGCTCTAACCCTGTTATACGGATGGATTTTTCAGACGATAACCGTAACTTTTCAAGCGAGTTTAGCCGGTCCATTGGTAAAATTGGCGAGTTCGGTCACGAAACAGTGTGGCGCAGACAAGGCCAAATCCCTAAATTCAGAACTATTCGCTTCACAGTAACGGACCCAATCAACGCAAATTTGATTCAAATATCTGCCACTCCATCACTAGGGGTTAACTAATGGCCAATATAATTGTACCTAATCGACTACAGTGGATGGATTCCGAGGGGAACTTTACCCTTCAGGCGTTAAGGTTTTTCGAGGACTTATCAGAGCAGACTAATGACACAACCGGAGAGGTGGAGGCTAGCGGTTCAGTATCTTCATTTTCTGCACAATTACAACAAGTAAGAAAAGAATTAAACGGACTGCCTGAGTTCACAATGGATACGACAGGCTTTACAACTGATACAACCTTTATAACGACAGACAAGGTGATCGCATAATGGCACAACAAGATATAATTATAGGCACGGCAAACGCCAAAGCAGGCGATACCTTATTTACAGCATTCACAAAAACACAAGCTAATTTTACCGAGCTATACGGCAACATATCAGAAACCGGCATAGTAGTTAATCAAGCAAACCTAGCGACAACACTAGGTGCAGCAATTAACAGTACAAAGGTTTATTTGCTTGATGGCGTTGTTGACTTTACCGGTACAGGCTTAAATATTGAAGTGCCTGCCGGCGGTATAAACATAATCGGATCAACCTTTAACGTGTCGGGAATTAAATGTACTGATGCTGCTTATACGTTATATACATCACCTGTCGGTGGTAGTGGTGATGTGTTAAGGGAAAGGTTTTTTGTTGAAGTATCGGGCGCAGGCTCTCAAGTTTACGACCTAACAGATGCAACGGGATTTCACGCAATAGAGGCTGATAGAGTTAATTATAATGATTGTACTTCACTTGGTACTATAGACGGTTATCGACAAGGATTAGAAAGCGGAACAGGTCGTTTTGGTGGCACTCCTGAATTAACCCTAGCCGGTACTTGGGTAGGTGGTTTTTTTATTGACACATCAATCGTCAGGTCTTTGACTAATTCAGCATTTACATTATTCAAAGCCGGTGTTGGTTTTACTATGGCGTCGAGATTCAGAAGCAATCAGAACATTGATTTGCCTGCATTGGCTAGCTTCTTGGATTTTGCCCCCTCTAACTTTATTAACCCTTCAACACTTCAGTTAGAACAGTGTATTGTCACCAGAAACGGGGTTTTCGATGCTAGCGATTCAAACTTAACACCAAACATAACAGCCAGTGACTTACAAAGCGCATGGGTAGGCAACAACGGATTACCTAACACGTTTGTAGGCGGGCAGTTAAGCGTTACATCAGAAACAACGACGACAATAGGATCAGCGGGTGTTTTTGTTGATTTGGCAGGAACTTACACACCAAGCGATTTGCAACATTTTGATGAACCAGCCAACGGGCAATTAAGGCATTTAGGTAATTCACCTAGAGAATACAAAGTCTCTGGTCAAATTGTTTTAGACGGTGGCTCAAATGATGTAGCGGCACTTAAAATTGTAATATTTAGAGATGCAACCACAAGCTTTGAAGATGCCAAAACTATCACAAGGGTAATCAATAACCTTCAGGGTGGTCGCGATGTTGCTTACTTTGTACTTGATGACAATATCATATTAAACGTGGATGACTATGTAAAAATACAAGTCGCTAACATATCTGACACAAGCAATGTCACAGCCGAACTAGATTCATTCTTTACAGTAGAGGCTAGATAAATGGCAACTATACAATTATCAGATAACTTTGTTAATAACGCAGTTGATACGCCCGAACCAGCATTTACAGCAGGGACTAAAGGCGTAGTCATAGAATCATTCACGGCAACTAACAACTCAATAGTTAACGCGAGTTACAAAGCTTATATAAAAACATCAGCAGGATCATTGCAACCTCAAAGGCCATTTAAAATAGTCGTTTGGGGAGAAAATGATTTAGGTATAGGCATTGTAAATCAAATAATACCAGCAGGCGCACAACTAATGGTTGAAGCTTCAGCGCTTAACTCTATTTACTTTACAGTAACAGGTAGAGAAGCAAGTTAGCCATATTGACTAAAATTTGGTAAAATTGACAAATGATAGATTTATACCATACGAATGACATGAATTTAGTTAGAAGCATAATGACCTCCCCTGATATTTGGGAACAGTCTGTTGAGGATGGCTCTAATATTAGCAACTTTTACCCTAGTCAAGATTACTTGTCTATATGGTTACTGGTAAGGTTTAAGGATGAAATCATTGGCGTAATGCTGGTTCATAACGACACACTTTGCAGTGTCAATATTCACCCGGCTTTATTAAGTAAACACAAAAGATACGGTAGGGATATGATGAAAGCTTTCTTTAAATGGTTTTTAACTCTGCCCGATACGTTAACAAAGGTTAATTGTTCAATACCTGACAACTTGAAAATGGTTCAAAACTTCGCTAAGAAAGTCGGATTTAAGCATGAAGGAATTAATCGGGCGAGTTTTTTTAAAGATGGTATAGCGCAAGATCAAATCAGATACGGTTTAACTAGAGAAGAAATTAAGGGCTTAATATGAGTAGCATACTTTCACAAACGGGCGTTGGTGGTCTTTTAGGGCTAGAAACTGACGCTGAAAAGGCGGCTAAAAAAGCAGCAGGAATTCAACAACAAGGTCAAGATGCTGGAATTGCTGAGCAACGCCGCCAGTTTGATATCACACAGGGTAACTTTCAGCCATTTCAAGAGGCAGGAGTTGCAGCGCTAGGGCAACAGCAAGCCTTATTGGGTTTAAGTGGTGTGGATGCTCAGCAATCGGCTTTCGACCAGTTCAATCAATCACCAGGCCAACAATTCTTACGTGATAGAGCGCAGAAAAACTTAGTGCGTAACTCTTCGGCTATTGGTGGCTTAGGTGGTGGCAATGTTCGTTCTGCTTTAGTTGAGCAAGGTGTCGGCTTTGCACAACAAGACTTTAACAATCAATTTGGTCGACTAGGTCAGTTAGCCGGTCAAGGTCAATCGGCTGTCACTAGCTTAGGTCAGTTTGGTGCACAAGCATCAGGAAATATTCAGCAAGGTTTAATCGGTGGATCACAAGCTAGAGCTTCGGGTATTCTAGGTGCTCAACAGGCTAGGTCTCAACAGCAGCAAAACTTATTCGGCTTAGCTTCAGCCGCTTTTGGAGCGTAACATGGCATTACAAACAGCTAATCAATTTCAACTAACACCTGATTTAGTGGGTGCAGCTAGCCGAGGCTTACAACTTGGTAATCAATTTAGACAGCAGCAACAACAAGCAACCAATCAAAAGCTAGGCACTCAACAGCAGGCGATACTAGATGATTTATCTAGCAAAGCAGCAGCAGGCGACCCACAAGCTTTAACGCAATTATCTGGTATTGCACCGGATATAGCTACAAAAATACAAACCTTTCAAGCTACACAGAAAGAGAATAAGTTTAAATCTGTTGTTCGCGGAGGCCAAGAAGTTCAGAATATCCCTACAGTTGAAGGTAAAATTGCTTTCCTTGAAAACAGAATAGCAAAAGAGTTGCCAAGCCAAGGAGTGACGGACACAAGCGACACTCAAGAGTTATTAGATTTGTATAAATCTGGTGACATTGCCGGCGGTAATGCTTTGGTTGATCAGGTTGTTCAATCTGGTGTACAGTCTGGATTTTTAAAGGCGGCACCGGTTAAAAAACTAAGCTCATTACAGCAAAAAGTAGAGGCTGAAGGTTTGGACCCGTTTTCATCAGAAGGTCAAGCAAGAGCTAGGGAAATAACCCAAGGATCGAGAACTGACCCATCATTAAAGCCTAGTGATCAAGCTACGCTAAACAAAGCAAGCGAGGGTCAATTAGCTTCGTCTATTTTTGCTAATAGAGTTAATTCAGCCAATACAATAATAAATGATTTAGAAGCAATTGAAGGCTTTGACCCTACATCAATACAGGCGGCACTATTTGGTGCTGTACCTGGCGGCAACATCGTGTTATCTGATGATCAGCAGCAGTATACCCAAGCTAAAAGAGATCTTATTTCTGCGGTTTTACGAAAAGAGTCTGGTGCAGTAATAAGCGCCAGTGAATTTGATAACGAAGATAAAAAACTATTCCCTCAGATTGGGGATAAGCCAGGCGTATTAAAGCAAAAATCAAAGGCAAGACAAAGAGCATTTGAAAACCTAAGCGCTCAATCAAAAGGTGTATTCGATGTTCAGTTTGGTGATAAATCCGGAACTTTAAGTAGTGCTGAAAAAGCAGAACTAGAGCAATTACGCGCAGAACTAGGACAATAAAAATGGCTAATGAAAGACAAGAGCTAGACCGATTAAGAAAAATGAAGCGGTTACGTGAACTTGAATCAAGAGAGGTGCAAGATGTTAACATTCCTGATAGTGGTATGGTCGTACCTAATGCTAGTGGGGCTACTGGTCAAACTCAGCAGCAAGGAGTAGATAAGAGTTTTCTTTCTACTGTAGGTGAATTCTTTACCGGTAGCGACAGAGAAACACAAGCTACCCGTGACTTGCCTGAAATTGGCCAAGGCGGTTTATTATTTGGTGAAGATAAACTAAAAGCAGCAGCAATAACGCCAGCACTATTAACCGCAACAAATCCTGAAGAGATGGGGCAGATTTTAAGTTCTAATTTTTCAAATATTGGCGTTACATCTGATAAAAAAGGCAACTTGTTTGCAAGGAATAATACTACCGGTGCAAGTGTTGTTCTTAATAAGCCTGGAGTTAGTCAAATAGATATAATGCAGGGCTTAGGAATTGCGGCGGCGTTTACCCCTGCTGGTCGTGCTGCTGGACTTGTTAAAACTGGTGTGGCTGCTGGTGCTACTAGCGCAGGCATTGAAGCTTTACAGGCTTTATCTGGTGGTGAGTTTGACGCTTCACAGGTTGTTATTGATACTGTTACCGCTGGCGTACTTGATAAGGCTTTCGAAGTTGCAAAAGCTACAGGGCGCTCTATTCGTGACGTATTAAAGAAAGACACAAACATTGATCCCGATCAAATATTAAAATCATTTGACCCAAGAGGAACTAAAAGCAAGCAGTTCGGCAAAGACAAGCCAAAGACGTCAGAGGTGTTGCAACAACAAATATCTCAAGCCGACTTACCTCCTGAAGCGTTAAAAAGAATTAGAGGAGCAGAGGAGCAAGGCGTTCAACTATCAAGGGCGCAAGCTTCACAACAATTTGCCGCTTCCGACGCAGAGCAAACGCTATTAAAATCTATATCACCAGAAGGTGAGCAGGCTAGACAATTTGCCGAACAACAACAAACACAATTAAAAAGTGCTGCTGATGCGTTTACTCAAAAGTTTGGTGGTTCAGGAAGATTTAAAGAGGCGCTAGGCGAAACGGCAGAAGACACAGCAAGAGGAAAAGGCGAATTAGTACAAGACGTTTTACTTGAGCGAAAAGAGTTAGGACAAAAAGAAGTTTCAGAGCTTTACACCTTAGCCGGTGAAACAGCGGGCGAGGCTTTGCCACTTAATAATACTTCTATCGTTGAAATTGCTGATGACATTATTGTTAATAGGCCAATAACGCCAGAGGTTGAAAAATCTATTAATACCGCTATGGCTAAGTTTGGCTTGATTGGTGACAGTGTTGAACAGTCAACCAGAAATAAGTTTAAGGTGATGGACGGCGATCAAGCTATAACGATAACCGGTGATGTTACCCCGTTAACTTTAAATAACGCTGAAGAATTTAGAAAGGCATTAAATAAAGCAGTAGGCGCAGACCAAACAGGAAGCGCTAAGGCTGTTGTTGGTGAATTAGATAAGCAAATAGCCACTGTTATTGATCAAGGTGTTGAAGGTGGCAGAACTACCGCATTTAAAACAGCGAGAGAAGCAGCCAAGCAGCAAATACAAACATTCAAAGCCAAAGATGTTATAGAGGATTTAACAGGCTTTAAGCGCGGTACAAGTACACCTAAAGTTGACCCAGAAACAGTTATTAATAAAATTGTTAAAGGTGATAAGGCTGTCACTAACATACGTAAGATTAAACAAATTTTACTAGAAAACCCGACAGACCAAAGCAAAAGAGCATGGCGATCAATTCAAGCTGAAATGATAGGTGATATTTTAGGCCAATCAATTAACAAGCAGACTTTAGAAATATCAGGCGCTAGATTAAACACAGCAATCAGCAAAGTAAAGCCTGAAGCGTTACGGGAATTACTAGGCAAGAAGCAATTTGCTGAGCTTAAACGACTACAAAGAGTTATAGGTGATGCCACTATTCCACCACCAGGAACCACAAACCCTAGCGGCACGTTTACGAAGTTTTTAAATATCACTGAAAGGCTAGGTAATTTCGGCGGCTTTGGTGTTGTAAACTTTGGCTCGTTAGCGGTTGAACAGATAAAGAAAGGCGCTGTGATAAAGGCTCGTAAAAAGACTTTAGACGGACTGATTAACACTAAAATAACCAGACTTAAAAAATCAAACCCTACCATGAGCAGAAGCGCATTAGAAAAAGCTGCTAGAACATTGGCATTTTTAGAAATTAGAGAATTAGATAAGGAAAATAAATAATGAGTTCACGTTTTATATTACCATTTGCCGATGTTGGTAGCGGAATAAAGCCAAGTTCAGGCGCACAGCTTTTCTTTTCTTTTAAAGGCACAAACACGCCTAAAGATACTTTTAGCGATCAGTTATCAACACCAACACCAAACGCTAACCCTGTCGTTGCAAATGCTGTCGGTGTATTTCCTGATATTTATATAACAGGCAGTTACTGGGTTACTCTAAAAGATAAAAACGGCGTACAAATATTCGGAAATGTTGAGGTTGATGAGTTAGGTATAGGCGCATTAATAAACGACCTGTCACAAGCGTATGAGTTCGCAACAGTTACGGCAATGACAATTAGCACAATAACCTTTCCGCTTGGTAAGCCGTTAAAAGTTACTGATATAGATTCCACTTATATAGTAACCGCTGGCTCTAGTGCAAACATCGGCAGTCCTGATTTAATTAATACAGGCTTTGCCAAGCTACAAGAAACAGACGGCAACGTTTTAAGGTATGGCGCTTTAGATGCGACATTAGATAACGGCACTACAATCAACGCGGCAATTGCTGACGTAAATAGATTTTTAATACCTAAAGATTCAACGATTAGAGCTACAAACGTTGCACTGAAAGATAACACTACCTTCAAGGTGCGCGGCAATCTTAAAATGATTGATAGCGCCCCTGATAACGCAAGTATTTTAATTAATGATGATGTCGTTAACGGTAATAAAAATTGTGTGCTTGATTTTACAGGCGGCTTTTTTGACGGGAACAGGGTAAACCAAGCAGGTCCCGCAAGTTTAATTCATCATTACCCGGCATTATTTTTTAACTGTTCAGGCTTTGATGTTTTTGGCGGCACTTACGGTAAAAACTTTGCACCTGAAACGACGCCTAGTACCCATCCATTGTTTACCACTAACCCTGAGCTATTTACACAGGGCGTGCCATACGGTGAAACTGGGGCAACATTCCCCACGGTAGGTATGATTACCTTTATGGGTGGTCGTGATAACCATACGCACGACTTTAACTTAATTGATTGGGCGCAAGAAGGCGTAAGCCCTCGCTGGAATGAAGGCTCAAGCGTTACTGACTTCAGAGCTATTAATGGTACTGAAACAAATGAACCATATTACGCGCCTGTTACTTTTGGTTCTCGCGCTGGTTCGGTTACGGTTGCCATTAATGACACTGTACTAGTTCAAGAGGGTCATATATTTGGAGGTAATGAGCAGCAGCCACATTTAATTTATAAAGCTTTAGTTGCTGGCACTTATGACTTAGGTTTAGAGGATTACTCAGACGGTGGTAGATGGACGTTAGTTTTACGTGATATCACTAACGATTTAGGCTTTACCGCTGCTAGATGTTCAGGTGCTTTCGGTCAAATGAATACTATTACAAACGGTTACGCCGCTTTCTGTCGTGCTTCATCGTTTAGTAATGATTCACCAATGTCAGGCATGCAAAACCTTTACAGTTATCACAATAGCTTTCAAGTTGGCATTAACTTTGGCCATTCTGCAACGGGTGCGGATTCATCAGTAAGCAGCAATTTAACCGCTATTAATTCGGGTTGGTCTGGTGGTGTTGGTGGCTCAAGCTTTGGTATTAATATTGTCGGCGGCACTAAAGACGCACAGATAACTAACTTCTACATTTGTGGCGCTGGTCGCAATGGCATTAATCAATCGGATAGTGGTCAAGACGTAAGGTTAGCTGCTGGTATTGTTAAGTTCTCCGGTGCTGGCGGTATTAAAACGTCACAACAAAAATTGATTTGCTCACACGTAACCAGTCGTGACAATGTAGGCGCCGACTTTGAACCTACAGGTAATGGATTTATTGTTTTAGATAACTGTACTGATAGTACGGGCAATATTATAAACAATGATAAGTTAGATCCTGTTACTTTGGACGCACAAAAACGAGCAACTATTTACGGCGCATCTGGAAAGGTTAGGAGTTATTTTAGGGCGGGATTTAGCGTGTTATCTGGCAATCCATTTATTGTATTAAAGGGTGATATTACAACCACAACAACTGATGTAATGACGCTTACTGTAACATTTCAACAAAGAAACACTGGCTCAGGATTTAATACTAATCAGTATTTATTAAAGGAAACTTTCTTAGTATTTGGCACAGGAACAGCTAGAACAATAACTTCAGTACAATCGCATTACGCGCAGTTAAGAAGTATCAACCCTGTGTGGGATGTGCCTACATTAGAGTTAAGGTTATTCTTACAAGATATTGCAGGGCCAGTAAATGTAGCGGTTGATAACGTAATAACCACTTGTTTAGTCGAAATACAAAACGGCCCGCCTGAGTATGACGTTGAAATAGGCTTCGAAGCGTAAATAAAGGCACAGGGGGTTAAGGTTCCCTGTGCCGGTTATGTTAATAAACCCACATTACAAGTGGATCGCCATTTCTAATACCTAGATGAACAAAAGTCTTAGCTATACCTATAGCATTAAAGCCATGCTTCAAACCTAGCTTAACAATCTGCCCACGCTCTAAACCACCACGCACGGCAATATCAATTCCAACTCTGTTTTGATGGTCTGCTGGCGTTATTCTGTTTAACTCGTCTGGATGATTAGGGCAACGACCCCCGCTAGTAACGGTTAAGCCTCTCATAGCATCATTACGCACTAACTGAACATTATCTAACACATACTGCTTTACACTTCTTTTATCGCAGTCGGGATGGCTACACGTACACAGAAGCTTAACATCTGTTTCAGGATTAAAGTTTTTGGTTTTTATAATCATTCGTGAACTCTCTATATTCAATGTAATTATCGGAATTTCGTACTTCATCAAAAATAACTCCGGCTGAAATAGCAATCGGTAAAGTTATCGTGCTAGCTATAAAAAACAACGCGCAAAATAACGGGAACGTATGATTTAGTGATTTCAATAAAGTTTTAAACATAAGGAGCCACCAAGTCATGCAGCCAACCAACGCCAACCCAAACACAACAAATAGCCAAACCACCCACAACAACTATAAATAATATTTTATTACTCTGCTCTCGATTACTCATTAGTGCTTCGCCTTCTGTTTAAGTTGCAATTTAAGCGATTCGATAACCGCTTGCTGTGTTGTATTTTCCTCTTTCAAAGCGAGAATAGTATCTTTTTGACACCAATTCTCTGAGTAAACTTCTGTTAACTCATTATCTAAAGAGTTATTCATCTTGCTTAACTGTATGTATGAAAGAGGCATGGTTAATTTCCTTAGTTAAATTGCGCACTTCTCTATAGATTCCATCTTCTCAGCTTCAAACTTTCTTTGTAGCTCCTCTATTGCGCAGTCTGGCGTAAATTTACCTGTATCAGCAAAGCTCCAAAAATGCCCATATTCTTTATAGATAACCTTATCTTCCCGCTTCTTAAAAAACATACCTGTTTCAACTTCTACCAGCGCTTTGAATTTCCACGTTATCGCACTAGTACCAATTCTTTCTATTAATCTAAAATTTGAAATCTTCATTCTATCTATCCTTTAGTACGTTAAATGGTTAATCAATAATCGTTACAGTCGCCATCTCTGATATTAGCGGGATTGTCGCCCCATATCAGCCACCACAACCAAAGCTTCTCATAGTTATTCAAGTGACCGACAATATCCATAAAATCTCTATTGTTCACAGGAATCATCCTTTATCTCTCCCTTGTTATCTAACCGTTTAACCTGCTCTTCATCACATAAAGCAAGTCATATGAAAACTTTGAAATCTTACCTTTGCATAGATTGCTAACTCTTGGTTGTGTAACGCCCATCATCTCAGCAGCTTCTTTTTGAGTTATACCTTTATCTTTAATGGTATCGATAATGCTATCCATTAAATTAGATTTTAATAGCAGTAATTCAGCTTTATGCTTATCCACTATCAGCTCAAATGTGTTGTTATATTTTTTCATAATTACCTCGTTAAAAACTAATATTATGCAATATATCGCATATAGTCAAGTATAATCATTAAATTAATTTCGTGATATACTCTAACTGACAACACCCCTCCAGCTACCCATCAGAACAGCTCCCTGCGAGGGGTTATATATTTACAGATAGGAGTTTAAAGAATGAATTGGCTAACAAGTATTTTTAGCGGCGGTGATGTAATCAAGTCAATTGAAAACATCGCCTCAGAATGGATTGAAACAGACTTAGAAAGCGCAGAGGCTAAAGTTGTCATGATTAAAGCGCTTGACCCTAACGGTAAGATGCGCAGAGATTTATCGAATAGAGTTACCGCCTTGTACACTTTGTACATCGTGACGGCTCTTATATTGCTTATCTGTGAAAGCTTCGGGTTAGGTGATGCCGAGCAAATAGCAGCAGCGACAACCAAGGTAACAGAATTATTTGTACCTATAACCACACTATTCGGCGTAATTGTTAGCGCTAGCTTTGGTGTGAACTATGCAAACGCTAAACAAGAAGGTAAAAAGTAACTAAAATAAATCCCTTACCAGGAGGTCAGGGAATCTTTTATCAAACTCAGCTTTCAATTGCGCTTTATTCATTCCCATCACATCAGTTAAATACGCCCGTAATTCATTAAACCATTGCTCGTTGGTATAACCGGACATATCAACGTCAGTCATTTCAAGTTTAACTTCAGCCTCGCATTGCTTGGTCATTGAATTATACCGTCTTGGCTCATTAACATTTTACCGATAGTGCCAACAGCATTAGCGTAATCAATATCAAAAGTTTCACCCATTCCAGTAACCCAAATATCCAGTTCAATTATCTCAATAACTTGCGGTACTGATAACCCGTCCATCTGCTGACTTTCAGGGTTAGGGGTGCATGCGTAAAAACCGTTTTCATATTCCATCTTGTTCTCTCCTTATGCTAAATTAAAATTAAAGTCCAGTAACTATAACGCTAACCGTCTGCTTTCCGATCACCTTTGCATTAGAATCGTTTAGCATTTTATTAACTTTATTCAACCCTTCAATTTTAGCTTGTGATTTCATTTGACCCATAGTGCAACCATCAGCCCATACGTCACTTAGATATACTTCAACTGTCATTTGTACTCTTATTGATGTTGTCATTTTATTGGTCCTTGTTATTAATTAACTTGGCTCTAAAACTATCAATACCATCAGTTATCTTAGCGTACGCTTTCTTTTCATCATTCTTGTGTTCGTGTAATTCCACTAATCCAGGCAATGAGCTAGGAAGCAATTCTAACGGTGTATTCTCATAGGTCTTATAGTTAGCTATGAATTCCTTTTTAGCCCACGTTAAGTCTTTCTCAGGCATTGCGCAGAAGTCTTTCCAGCTATGAACCGCCTTTAACGCTGCAATAGCTTGCTTATCGTCTAATACCAAAGGACCGTATGCACCATGAGCGCGTAACTCGTGCATTATCTGGCCCCATGCAAGCATCGCTTTATCTTCAACGTTAACTTCCGTTTGCTGCAGGTGTTTAATAATATTTGCTGGCTTAGGGAAAAACTTGCCATCAACGGGATCTTTTAAATGTTCACCAATAGCCCATGAGACTTGTTCATAACTGTATTGAGTAAGTGACATAAAATAAACCTGCAGCATAGGAAGGGTAACATTCACCTTTTTAGCTGTGCTGAATACATCGGCTATTCCTTCAAGCAACTCTGTAAACATATCTTTATCAGAATCTAACATTACCATTTCCCCTTAAGGCTTTTAGCTGGAGCATCTGCAGACTTGTCGTTCCCTTCCCAAGTTTGAACGCAGGACTTCCAACATTTAATTTTAGTTTCAGCTTTACCCCTAACCCATCCGTTAGTGTTGTAATGAGAAATAAATTTTTCAGCATCTACGTTATTGCATCGTGAATCACAATACTCACGAACCTCTTCAACTGTTGGTGGTTTAAATGCTTTGCGCTTAGTTTTAGGTTTCGGCTTTTCAACAACAATAACCTCAGTCGCCGCCACTGGCTCAATATCACCACCGCAAAACTTTCTAATCATCTTCTCTAATAGAAAGCCTTTAGAGCGCTCATGCTTTTCTGCGTAGCCTCTTAATAGGTTATGCGCTTCTAATGATACATCTGCTGTTAGTCTAGAATTTCTACTCATTCGTTTGTTTTCCTTGTTGTTAATATTTCTTGTACAAATAATATCATAATATGTTGCATTGTCAAATGTTATGTATTATATTTAACCCATCAAAACGAAACGGAGTTAAAAAGAATGAAAGAACTATATAGCGCGGCAATTAAAATAACCGACCAAATTGGAACTATTGAATTTACCATCGCAGAGATGAAAGATAATAGTGACGGTAGTCGCATATCATTAAGGACTGATAACTTTAACCAAGAGGTTCACTTGTATGCAGATGTTCGGCCTTCTAGTTATATTCAGTTTTTGCATGGCGAACTAAAAGACTTAGAGAAAAGTTTAAAAGCAATAGAGTCTGAAATAAAAAACAAACTCAGCTAATTATTAATTTAACAACTAACCAATAGGAGATAGAAAACATGTCAATCGAATATATTACAGATGTAAGGCAGGACGGAAAAACAACATTCGTTATGAGTATTAACGGAAAGTCAGTAAACGTTAAATACACTGATGAGCAAAAAAGCTCTTATAACGACCACATAACACTTGAATCATACGTGTATGGCAATGTTACTATTTACGGTGATATGACAATATACGCATCTAACGCCCACTTAGCAGAGGTTGTTTTGGCTGTTGAGATTGTTAAAGTTATTAAAGAGAACCTTTAACCCCACTAACAACACATAAGGATAAGAAAGATGAAACTTGATATTGATAAGGCTTTTGAATTACGAACTGTTGTAAAGGGTATGACGTACGCACAACGCATGGTTATTACAAATATCATTTGTGGCGAATACGACCAATATGCCCTTGAAGCTAAAGATATTGCAAGCGAAGATCTTGAGTTTTTAACTAAGGAGAATAAATAACATGAGTACGCAAATGGAAAAATGCACAACATATAAAAGAGTTGGCGATAAATGCACTATAAGTTGCAATCTTGGTTTGTGGGAAGTTAGTGGGGAATACGGTTTAGCATTAATAAATGAAGCTTGTCATTACTTCGAACAGTATAAAGGTGATGGCGAATACAGTTCAATAATTGGCGGTAAAACTGTAGTTGAAACACTACTTGAAAATAAAGGAGGTTAGTGTAAAATAGTATTTGTAAACCGCAGTGTAGAAGCTGCTTAGAAAGAATCGTTAGAGCAGGGTATTTAAGAAACGTGTAATCTTTGGTGGGTTTTCCGCTAACGATTCGCCCCTCTTCTAACAGAGGTTACATGTTCCTTAAGTACCCTTTTTCGTATTTGTAGTGCAATCAGTACAGAGGATTGCTAAGTGGTTCACACACAGCAGCTACAGATACAACCCCTTTCAAAGCCCCCTTCTACACTGACGTCATAAACAATGGATTATAGACACGATCCTTACTATCTCTAACTTAGCCGTGAGATAGTTGATAAAAGAATAAACGCTTGGAAAATCATTTTATAAGATTGGTAGTTAACGGATACTACTTAAATTAACAAAACCGATGAGTCTTAATAAATGTTACCCGTCCTGATAAGACGCAAAACTATGTTTGATAATATTGTTTATAGATGACTAGCTAATATACCAAGCAACCGTGTCATAAAGATACTTATAACTAAATTTTAAGGAAATATTATGGAACTAAAAGTTAAAGTTCATACAGGAAAGAAAATGGTAGTTAAAAAGCTTCTTGATTTCCTTGAAGTAGATTACAAAGAGTATTGGGATTTGGATATTGATAAATACATTGTCGATATTGAAGTTGATAGTAAAGATATAGGTGCGCTGTCATCACTAATTAAAGAAGTTAACTACGTTTAATTAACTACATACAAACAACAGGAATAAAAATGGATTACGAATGGATTAAAACAACAGCAGATGTATACCGTACTATTTACGAAGCACATAAAGACAATTTTGCAGTATTTGAAAGTTACACTAATAACTGTGAAGAAACCCACGAATTAAAAGCACAGATAACAGCATGGGGCTTTAATGATGCAAAGCACCCAATAATCAAAAGCGAGCTTCGTAACTATGACGAATGGGCTTACTGGTTATTGCTGACAGCAAGTCACGACGATTAACTACATACAAACAACAACAGGAATGATTATGGACGCAATGAATATATCAAAATTAACTGAGTATGCAAATTTAGATGGTTGTGAGATAGGCGAGTATGTAAACACATTATTAGACCTAAGAACTTACAGCGAATCTCACGGCATGACAGAAGAGTTTAGCTCACAGTTAGATGATGAGCTTGAACACTGGCTAGCTAGATTTAAAGATGAAACTGTAATAAAGAAAGTTACTGAGCCTCAGCCAGATATTACATACAGTGAATTAGAATGGCTTTAAACGAACCACTTACTACATAGGGAGTAATGAACAAATGATTTCATACAAAGCAACAAGCAGAGGGATATTAAAAGACGGTCATACCATGTTTGCTGAGGATATTGCCAGAGAGTTAAATCGCAAAGCTTATCTTGAAAGTAGAATTGAACCGGTAGATGGAACAAAAGAAATTAAAGACGAGTTAGTTATTATTCTTGGCGAAAGAAGTAAATCAAACGCATCACTCGATAAATATACAGCTGAATATTTGATAAACCTCGGGTACAGAAAAGTTAAATAACTCACACTATAACCAACTAAAGAAAGAGAGATGAATATGAGCGACATGATTAAATATAAAGAAATACAAAACGTATTAATTCAGGAAAACGGAATTATCAGAAACAGCAAAGGAAGAATAATTGCGCGACTTGTATCGGATGTTAATTTTGATTCGGAACATATAAACGATAAAGATAACATTGCGGATTGCATGAAGGTGTTATCAAAAGCCATAAATAAAAGCGATAGTTACGCTTATTCTTGGCATGCTAATATTGCCATGTCTTGTGTTGATGCAATGGTAGAAACTAAAGAAAAGGTTCCACTTGATTCGCATTCGGATTATCACAGAGCAGGGAACGAGGCAGCTAGTAGATTTATGAAAATATGCTTTGATGCCGACACTAGTTTGCACATGTTAGAAGATTAATTTAAGCAGCATAAGAAAAGGTAAAGAGAAATGAGCAAAGTATCATTAAGTGAAAACCTAAAATACTGGCGCTGTGAAAGGCCGGACGAATGGAAGATGGACGAGTTTATAAGAATAGCTGCAAAGAATGAGCTTTTATTAAGCCGATGCCGCGAAACAATAAGCGAAGCTGGTTATGAAGATCATGATCACGGGTTAATGAATGATATTAATGAAGCTATAGCCGATTAAATAACCTACATATAAGACAACACCAAGAAAATAGCGCCTTAGTTGGCGTTTTTTGGTATAAT